GCGGGGATGAGGACAAGCGCAGAGGAGAGTATTCGCAAGTGGATGAATCACCTCGGACTGACTCCAGCCGACCGAGCCAAGTTGGGCATCGCGATGGTGGAGAGCCAGAGCCGCATCGACAAGTACCGCGACAGGATGCAGCAGAAGGCTGGCCACCGCGCTGGCTGACGCCAGTCGCCAACGCTGACCTCACTCGCAGCCTCGGCGACATTGTTGCCGACTTCGCCGAGGACCTCGTACCCATCGCCAAAGACTCCATCGCCGGTGCATCTGGCGAGCCGCTCCAGTTCCGCATCTGGCAGAGGCGCCTCCTTCGCAGGATGCTGGCACGCAAGGAGGACGGCACCTTCACGCACCGCTTCTTCCTGACAGGCATCGCTCGCAAGAACGGCAAGACGGCGCTCGCCTCTACCCTGCCACTCTTCTTCGGACTCTATGGCGACAAGGGTGGCGAAATCTACTCAGCCGCAGCCGACCGCGACCAAGCCAAGTTGGTCATGAGTCACGCCCGACGAGCCGTTGAGATGAGTCCAGAACTGGGCGAGCAAATCAAGCTCTATCGCGACGCAATGGAGTTCAAGGGGACTGGCACCGTCTACAAGGCGCTCTCCTCCGAAGCCTTCACGAAGGAAGGACTCAGCGCCTCGCTGGTCATCGCCGACGAGTTGGCAGCATGGCCGAGCCGTGAACTCTTTGACGTCCTCTCGCTCTCAATGGGCGCGCGCCGCTCGCCGCTCTTCGTTGCCATCACCACGGCTGGTCAGCGCATGGACTCGACTGGCTCAGACTCCATTGCCTACACGCTTTATCAGTTGGCACGCCGTCGCATCACTGGCGAGAACGATGACCCGACGCTCGGCATGGCGTGGTGGGAAGCCGCTGACGACGCCTACCTTGACGACTCCAAGTGGGGCGAGGCTAACCCAGGACTCTTGAGCGACCCTGCCATCCTGTCGCTTGACGACCTGCTCTCTGCCAAGAAGCGCACGCCAGAGGCAGAGTTCCGAACCAAGCGCCTGAACCAATGGGTCAGCAGCTCGCAAGCCTTCCTGCCGACTGGCACGTGGGACGCCTGCAAGGATGACCAGATTGCGCTCAACAAGGAGGACGAGATTGTCCTCGGCTTTGACGGCTCGTTCAGCAACGACTCAACCGCCATCGTCGCGTGCCGCGTGGCAGACAAGGCGTTCTTCGTACTTGGACATTGGGAGCGACCGCTCGATGCAGAACTCAACTGGCGCGTGCCGGTGGAAGAGGTCGAGGCGAAGATGCTGGACATCTGCAAGGCGTTCAATGTGCGCGAGATTGTCTGCGACCCCTTCCGCTGGCAGCGGTCAATGGAAGCGTGGCAGCAGATGGGTCTGCCTGTCGTGGAGTTTCCACAGACGCCAAGCCGCATGGTTCCAGCCACCGCTGCGTTCTATGATGCCGTTGTCAATGGTCGCGTGAAGCACAATGGGGACCCAAGCCTCTCGCGTCACGCAGCCAATGCGACGCCGTACTACTCGCGCAATGGGCTTATGATTCGCAAGGAGAGCAAAACCTCGCTCAAGCGCATTGACCTTCTGGTCGCTGCGCTCATGGCACACAGCCGAGCGGGTACACTTGGGAACGCTCCAGCGCCGAAGCCGCGAGCCGAAGTGAAGTGGATTGAGTTATAGGGAGAACGATGGGCCTACTTGACCGCATCCTCGGACGCGAGCCACAGCAAGAAGAGCAGCGAACCATCGGTGGACAGTGGTTCTCGCCAGACCCGAACTACGCTGGCGTCCGAGTCACCGAGGAGAACGCCACCAGCATCGGCGCCGTCTATGCCGCCGTGAAGCTCTACGCCGACACGGTTGCCGGCATGCCGTGGGACACCTACATCCGCATTGACGGAACGCGCCGACCATACCGACCGCGACCGCGCTGGATGGACACGCCGATTCCAAACAATCCGAACTACACCTCCTTTGACTTCAAGCATCGAGTGGTGACGAGCCTCCTCATTGACGGCAATGCGTTCATCCTCTGCCTGCGCGACTCGTCGGACAATGTGATTGAGACGCGAGTGCTTGACCCGAACAAGGTTGAAATCAAGACAGGCGAGTTCGGCGAGCCGCTCTACCACGTGGAGACGCGTGAGGGTCACGTGGTCCTGACCGCTGAAGAGATTGTCCACATCCCGCTCTTCGCGACAGGAGAGAATCATCGCGGACTCTCGCCAGTTGAGCATCACGCGGTGACGCTCGGACTCGCAAGCGCGACGCAAATCTTCAGCGCGAAGTTCTACCAGAACGGCACGACGCTCGGCGGCGTGGTCAAGGTTCCAGGCGAACTGACGCAAGAGCAGGCAGAGAGTCTGCGCTCAGGATTCAGCCGACGACACGAAGGCGTGGAGAAGGCGTGGCGCGTGGCGGTCCTCACCGGCGGCGCTGACTACCAGCAACTCGGCATGAAGATTAGTGACCTCCAGTTGGTTGAGACCATGCACTACGGCGTGGAAGCCATTGCGCGCATCTACGGCGTGCCGCTGCACATGCTCCAGTACCCAGGCGGCAACACCTCCTACGCGTCGGTCGAGTTGATTGGCATTGAGTGGCTGCGGCTTGGGCTTGGCCCACTTATCGCTCGCCTTGAAGCTGCGTTCCAGCGGCTCGTGCCAGGAAGCCAGCAGACCTTCCTGAAGTTCACCCTTGACGGACTCCTCCGCGCGACGACGCAGGAGCGATACAACTCCTACAGCACCGCGCTCAACAACGGCTTCTTGAACATCAACGAAGTGCGCGCACTTGAAGACCGCGCACCTGTTGATGGCGGCAACGAATACTGGAAGCCGCTCAACATCGGCACACTCGGACAGGAGCCGCCACAGTGAGCTACATCATCACCGACATTGACGGCACGCTGACGACCAGCGGCGACACGCCGAACCAGCCCTACATTGACTGGCTGAAGAGCCAAGCCAACGACTTCGGCGCCGAGGTCATCGTCGTATCGGCGCGACCAATCTCCCGCCTCGCCGAGACTGAGCGATGGCTTGAGGAGAACCTCGTGCCGTACAAGGAAATCCACCTTCAGGACTTTGGCGAGAGCAACCCAGCCGTGAACGAGGCGTTCAAGGCGTACAAGTTCAGCAAGTTGCAGGAAGAATACGGCGACGAGATTGCGTTCCTCGTAGACAACGACGCCGAGGCACGCGACGCGGCCGAAGGCATGGGCATCCTCGCCTATACGCCAGACGAAGCGATGGCGCTGACCGTTGATGACGGCGAGAGCGCAGATGACGAGATGCGCGTCCTGATTGACGTGCCTGAATACATCCAGATGGCCGCGGCGAAGGGCATCACCTACTTTGAGAACGGATTCGCCGGTGACGGCTTGCAGCCAGAGACGGTTGAGGAAGCGCGCCAGCTGCGCGCTGGACAAGTCGAGGACGAGAAGGTCACGCGCATGCGCGCATGGATTCTGCGACACCGACAAGACTGGGAAGGCGTTGAGCGCAACAGCAATCCACAGGATGACAACTTCCCAGGACCAGGCGCAGTTGCCGCCTATCTTTGGGGCGTAGACCCCACAGCAGAGAACGGCACAGACAGGGTTCTACAATGGGCAGATGGCGTACTCGCGCCACTAGAGACTGAAGAGAGGTTTGACGTGAAGGAACTTGAGACACGCGCTCTTCCAATGGGCGACTTCACCGTGACCGAAGGCGAAGACGGACAGAAGACCTTTGTCGGCTACGCCGCGCTCTTCGGCGCACCTTCGGCTGGGCTGCCGTTCACCGAAGTCATCGCTCCTGGCGCCTTCCGTCGCACGCTCTCCCGCGTTGCAGATGGCAAAAAGATTGTCTCCTTCCTGTTCGGGCATGACGAGACTCGCGCACTGGCGACCACCGCAAGCGGCCGCCTCGCGCTGACCGAAGACGAGCGAGGCTTGAAGGTTGAGGCTCGCCTTGACCCAGCCGACCCAGATGCCGCAGGTGTCATCTCCAAGCTGACGCACGAGGCTCGTGCGATGGGCATGTCCTTCGGCTTCACGATTCCAAAGAACGGCGACGAGTGGGACGAGGACACGCGCACGCTGCGCGAAGTCAATCTCTTTGAGGTTTCCGTCCTCAGCGCCGGTCAGACACCTGCTTACCCAGCAACGCTCGGCTTGACCAGCGTTCGCAAGGTTGCCTCGCGCATGGGCGTGGACGGCGACCGCCTCATCTCAGCCATCGAGTCCATCAAGTCAGCGACCCCGCTGACGGCTGAGGACGTCGAGGTGATTGACACCGTGCGTGAGAAACTCGCGCCAAAGTCTGAAGCGATTGACCCTTCAATCGCCGAGGCTCGGCTCGTGCTTGCGCGCATGGAGTCTGAATCGCTCTAACAGCCACGAGGTCGCGTCCCGCTGCGCTAAGTACGCAAGCCCACGCAAGACCATCCCGCTAGGCGAGCCGCAACATTGTGGAAAACCAGAATAAGAAAGGAGTCTGACCAAAATGGCAGACATCAAGAAGCTGCACGAGACACGTGCAAACCTGCTCACGCAGGCGACGAGCATCGTCGCTGAAGCGGCTGAGTCGGGCGTTGCCCTTGAGGGCGACAAGAAGAGCCAGTTCGAGGCCCTTACGGCTGAGGCTGGCGTAATCGCCGAGGCGATTCGCAGCGAGAAGTCAGCAGCAGAGGCGCGCAGCGCCGCTGATGCAGTTCGCGCCGAGTTCGCTTCAGTCATCGCTCCGAAGGCTGAGAAGTCTGACGACGAAGTCTCCGAACTGCGCGCTCTTGGGCGCAATGGCGGCGGCAAGACGTTCGAGTACCGCGACGTGACCCGCGCAACCGGACTTGGGAACCCAGTTTCCATCGCCGACCGCGTGAACGTAGTGGCCGCTCAGTTCAATCCGTTCCTTGATGCAGGCATCGTCACCGTGGTTCGCACGGCGACCGGCAACAACATCCAGTTCCCACGCGTCACGGCGCTTGGAACCGCTGGCTCGGTTGCTGAGGCTGGCACAATCGGTGAGTCAGACGGAACGCTCAGCGCGCTCAGCCTGACCCCAATCAAGTACGCGACCATCATCCAGGTCTCGGAAGAGCTTGTGGAAGATGCAGTGTTCGACCTCGCCGGCATGATTGCCGACAAGTGCGGCGCTGAAGTTGCAGTTGCTCACGGTGCCTTCGCTGGTACCGCTGTCGCTGCTGCCGCAACGGTTGGCGCAACTGGCTCAGGCACGGTCTCAGTGAACCCAACGTTCACCGACCTCGCCAAGCTCAAGGCGTCAGTCAATCAGGCATACCGACGCGCTCCAAAGGCGGGTTGGTTGATGAACGACACAACGCTCGGCGTTGTGACTGGTCTCGTGGATACGGCTGGACAGCCAATCTTCCGACCAGGTGATGCGAATACTCCGGACCGCCTCTTGGGCGCTCCTATCTATTCGGCAGCACTCATTGACCTGACCGACAACACCGCAGGCGCAATCCTGTTCGGTGACCTCGGGCAAATCTATACGGCACTCGTTGGTGGCGTCCGCGTGGACGTGAGCCGCGAGTACGCTTGGAACACTGGCCTTGTCTCGTACAAGGTTGAGGTTCGTGGCGCGACCGGGCTGGCACAGGCTTCAGCAGTGAAGTCCTACCAGTCAGCCAACGTCTAATCGTTTAGACGCTAGGTAGCGGCAGGGAGTCGGGCTTCGGCTCGGCTCCCTGTTGCATTAGTGGGAGGGTTCATGGACATCTTCAAGAAGCTCAAGGAACTGGCTCGCAGGGGTCCTCGTAGAATCAACGGAGAGGCACCAACGCGGCTCGTAGAGCGCGCTATCATCAGCAGACGTGGCAATACAGCCACTTTGACCAGCAAGCCGCTCAGTGAGCGGGAGAAGGGGAAAAGCGAGTGATTCAGCACCTAAGCAGCAGGCAGATGAGCGTAGGGACGGCAGCCGCCTCCGTGTGCGAGGGCTACGTCGCAGGCACCGAGGTCCACCTGCACGCGCTCGCCAATAACTCGAAGGACGTGCTAATCGGCTCCAGCAACCTGACGCTTGCTAATGGCTTTGTGCTACGGAAGGGCGAACACATCACAATCCGCTTGATGGAGCGACAGACGCTCTATGCTATCGCCGAGTCCAACAACCAAATCTTGACCGTCCTAGAAGTCGGAGGCATCTAATGTCATACGCAACACTCGCAGAGTTCAAGAGCGCTATCGGCATCGGCACTGCCGACACGACGGACGACACCGCGCTCCAGTCGGTGCTTGATGCAACCGACGCGCTGATTGACAACTACACCGACCGACGCCAGGGCTTTGGCACCGCGTCAGAGACTCGCTACTACACGGCGCAGGACTTCCAGTACGTCCTGACCGATGACCTTGTGAGCGTCTCCTCGCTGACCACCGACGACAACGGCGACGGCACCTACGAGACGACGTGGGTTGCGAATACCGACTACGTGTTTGCGCCGGCAAACAACGCGCTAGACGGCTGGCCGTACAGCAGCATCGAGGTCAGCGTCACATGGCCCAAGAACTTCCCGAAGGGCGTCTACCGTGGCGTCAAGGTCATCGGCGTGTTCGGATGGCCAGCAGTGCCAAGCGCCGTCAAGCAGGCGGCAATCATCCAAGCAGGAGCAGTCTGGTCAAGCCGCACCTCACCGTTCGGCGTGATTGGCTCGCAAGACCTCGGCGGCATCCTTCGCCAGACGCGCGCACTGCACCCTGAGTCGCAGGTTCTTCTTGAGCAGTACCGCCGACGCGAAGGTCTGGCGCGGTGAGCTTCAACGACGCCACGATTCTCGCTGGACTCGCCGCGCACCTCAGTGCGAAGTCGGCTCCAAGTGGCTACACGCTTCGGACGGTTCACACCTTCCCGCCGGACAATCTGGCAGTGGTGCCAGCGTGTGTCC